ATGTTCACGGTTCGTCCAAGGACCCACCGAGCTTGTCCTCGGAGGCGCATGTTGAAGCCGGACAGCCCTTGAGTCAGGTGATCGTAAAGTCGGAACTGAGCAGCTTCTTTGACGGATTCTTTAAACGATGCTTCATATGAGGAATAGTCGCTTACCGTCTTGCTGCCAGGTCCCAAGCTGAGTAGCTTGTCGACAATCCCCTGCGGGGTGAGATGCTTGACAGAAGGTGCCAAGTCGTACACTGTCTTCTGAGCCGTATGAACAAGGCGACCGATGTTGCCCCACACGTCTGATTCAAGAAGAGTCCGGTGCATGCCCTGTATGGAACGGGCTTGCTTCAACTCCTGATACGGCTCTTCCTTATTGAACATGCTGGTGGGCTTGTTCTTGTCGGGAGTGCCGTTGGCGTATGAATGCTCGTAGTCACCGCGTCTGTTCTTGTGCCAATTCTTGATTTGTTCTTTGCGAGTCATCGTGTAATTGGTGCTGTTGATCATATCATCGAAATGTAGCAAATCCGAGTCACTCAACACAGGGAAGTGTCGGTCACAGATCTGGTCGACGATCTTCTTTTTCACGTCGTTCCACGATTTTAGAACTTTTGGGGTCAAGGCGGCGCCGCGATGGATGAGCCCCGCGGCCGTGGAGTGCAAGTCATCCCGGTCAACCATGGGCATTGCCATGCCGGGTATGGCGAAAGGGCTGAGTACCCCCATAACCGAACGCATCTTGATCATCGGATTGCCAAACAGCTGCGTGAAGTTGAGCGCCTTCTCCGGGTCTGTATCATTGAGGTCGACATGTTGGAAAAGGGGGTCGTGGACGCGAAATCCGTACACGCCTTCTGCCATGAGGCTCACGTTCCCGAGGATAGAGGACCCGGAATCGTATGTAAAACTGATACCGAAGGCTATCCATCCGTGGAGGAAGAGAATGGCCTGTCCAACGATCTTCAAGAACCCGATCAAAAAGGATAGTCCGAAGTAAACCAACACGAAGGTGCATAATGCAACATAGAGGAATCCCAACTTCGTGAAGACCCATGGTGGTATGGCGAAAAGTGGCTGGGTTGAAAGCAGGTCGAGGTCAATATCAGTTTCATGGTATTCAGAAACGTGGCGCTTGACATATTCGAGAAGGACACAGGTCTGTTCCATGACGTTGTATTTGACCATAACCTCGGCATCCCAGTCGATCTTGGAGCACTTGGACAGATTCCGACGAATGGCGTCAGAGAATTCAACCAATGATCGATTTGTGGTCACCGTCGAACCGAACAAGGTGACTGCTGTGGTGGAGACCAAGCCATTGATGATTGTCCGTTGTCCCAAGTAAAGATGGATGTTCCAATACTGATTCGTGAGATAAATGCGCTCACTCACGTGGACACTGCCGAATCCAGCCTTGTAAAGTCGGGGCCCGAATGTGCAATCGATCGGACGGCGATCGGATTCAAGGATTAGGTTGCCGTCGGCCTCCCCGTTGTTCATAGTCACACGATGGCGGTATGACAAAGACACCACGAATTTTGCGAAATAATAATTGAAATAATATGCGACATATCCGATGAAGCAATTTTCAAGCATCATGAGTCCGACGAACACGGGTGTCCAAAACACGAGGTTGATCTCCGCAGCCAGGTTGGCAAGAAGGACGCAAAGGTGTGGGTAAACGCCAAAATCAAAAGCGAAAAACAACAGGCAAATTGGGAGGAGAAACCGGAAAATGATGGCGAGCCTGATCCATGATCGCGGAGTTACAGGCGCATCCATGACCACATCAAATGAGTGAATGCGATCTTCTCCCATGTTGAACCTAGCGATTGGTTCCTTGGG